GGTTACGCCGCCGGTTACGCCGGTTACGCCGCCGGTGACGCCGCCAGTGACGCCGCCAGTGACGCCGCCAGAGCCGCCGCCAGAGCCGCCAGAGCCGCCGCCAGAGCCAAAGACGAAGTTCTGTCGATGGTGGCTGAAATCGGCGTGCAGGCGCTTATCAAAGCGGGTTCGCCAGGGTGTAAGTGGCTTTCACTTGTAAAGGATTGAAAATGCCCATCTGCAAATCATGCGGCTACACGTTCACCCGGCGACACGATGGCCAGCACACCTGTCTTTCGTGCCAAATAATGGATGACACTTTCGGCGGCGGTTCAAGAGCGATAAACGGCAGCGTTCTTAAACACTCATCACCTGCCGTCGCGATGACGGAACCTGCCGCCGATTATGATTTTGAAGATCAGGCCGACACGATGGCCAGAGAGGCGATTGACCGCTTTCGCCAACTGCCGGGTGGGTTGCAATACTTCAGGGATGAGACCCGCCTTCACGAATTGATACGCGGCGCTTTCCTCAAGGGAATTCAGTGCGGATTAGAGACCGCGATGGATGTGGCAAAGGTGAACGTATGAGCCACGACGACATCCAAGTCATCATTTTCACCGTCGCCCTGATTGCCTTTTATCGCATCGGCCGCTGGATTGGCTACAAACAGCGCCGAATCGACGAACTCAAGGAGAAGGGAAAAGATTGAATGAGCGGAACCGTTTACGACGTTGATTTTTTCATCCGCAAGTTCGAGGCGATACCGGAGGACCAATGGCGCTCTGGTGGCATCGGTAGCGCCACTGGGCGCAGATGCGCCCTGGGTCATTGTGGGTTCAACTACCGCCCCGCCGACGAGGAAACGCCAGAGGCGAAAGCTTTAGCTGCACTACTGCCGCCCACTGACGCTGGCGCTATGGTATATCCGTTCTGGGGTCCATTGGACATCAATGACAACAGGGACCCACGCTACAGGCAGTCCACCCCCAAAGCCCGCATCCTCGCAGCCCTTAACGACATCAAGGAGAAGGCAGCCCAATGACCAACCAACTTTCAGAACTTCACGCCCGCATTGATGCGCGCGCACGGAAACGCGGTCGCTATGGCAGGCATTTTTTCAGCGAGGCGAGGAAAGCGGCGGCCACCCCTACTCAGGACGGCCAAACATGACGAAACCGAACAACAATATGACGAATAAAGCGAAAGAGAAAATGGAAGTCAAGCAGGCGGTTTTTAAAACGTCCGTGCTTGTGTCGGAACTTCAGGCAATGCGGCTGGGAGATTGCCCGCCGCGCATGGAGTTGGACCGGATAGACAATAACAAGGGTTATTCGCCGGAGAATTGCCGATGGGCAACCCACGCTGATCAGCAGCGCAACAAGACGAACACAAAAAACCTCACGTTCAACGGAAAGACCCAGTGCGCAAAACAGTGGGCCGCCGAACTCGGAATTCATTACGCCACTCTGATTTACAGACTGAATCGCGGCGGCTGGACAGTCGAGGCCGCACTCACAACGCCGTCGCCACGGTTTGGAAAGGTGGTCGCTTGAGTTTCCAATCCAAGCCTGCATCCCGTGGCAACGTCAAACCGCTGATAGCGATTCATTCCGAAAGTGGCGGCGGCAAAAGTCTTTCCGCCCTTTACCTCGCCAGGGGAATCGTTGGGCCAAAAGGCAACATTCAGGTTCTCGATACCGAGCAGGGTCGAGGCGAACTGTATTCCGACGTGCTGCCAGGTGGTTACAACGTCATTCCTTTTCCAGATCCGTTCTCGCCGGCCAGATACATCGAGGCAATCACCTATGCTGAAGGGCTTGGCGCCGAAATTATCGTCGTCGATCAGGGTTCGTCCGAATGGGAGGGGCCGGGAGGAGTCCTCGATATGGCCGGTGAGAACGAGGCGAAGGGCAACAAGGGGCTGTCCGTCTGGAAGGCGCCGAAAATGGAACATGCGAAGTTCATTCAAAAACTCCAGCGGTCCAGATGTCCGATAATCGTTTGCCTGCGCTCGAAATACAAATCGCGCCAGGTCAAGCAGAACGGCCGGACAGAGATCGTCCGCGATGAATTCCTGACGCCGATTCAGGATGAATCCTTTATTTTCGAATCGACCGTGCATGGCTATTGCACGCAGGACCATGCATTCCACCCGACGAAGATTTCCCATCCGTCCCTTGGTCGATGCCTGCCGAACGGCGAGCCAATCACCATCAAGCACGGCGAGTCCATTGCCAAATGGTGCGCGGCGCCGGGTGGCAAATCGTCGGGCATGCCGTCCAGTTTTTCGGAAGTCGCGATGTTGAAAAATGCGCTTTGGGAATTGACCAAAAAACACCACGGCGGGGACAAGACCAGACTGTTTCAATACCTGATCGACGAGGCCATTATCAGCGACACCGAAACACTGGACGATTATTCAACTGTCGAACGGCTCAATAGCCTGATCGCCAAAGTAAAAGCGAAATTGGAAGCGGGGGGATACCAGGACGGGGTGGCGGCGGGCGAGAAAGGAACCCGATGATCAAATTTGCGGCGGAGAGCCGGGCGAACGGGAACAAGGTGATCGGGCTGGGGCTGAGCCGGGAGAACTGCCGGCGGCTGTTGGAAGGGCAGCCGATCCTGGTGGACGGCGTGGAGGTGAATTGTCCCGGGGTCGAGATTCTGCTGTTCGCCGGTGAGACGGAAGCGGAGCTGGTGCGGCAGTTTCAGGGATTCGCGCGGAACGCGGGGAGGGGCGGATGAGTGCAAACGTTTGCACACACGGATGATTTACCGGGTTCTCCATCAGCATGGCGAAGACGAGCGGATCGCGCTGATCGGCCAGACGGCGACGTGTGGTCGGGCGGTGGGGTTCGTGGTGGAGGACGACGCGAAGGCGGACCGCTACGTGGCTAAGCTGCAGGGCGCACGCCTTGGAATTCGACTTCCGACGCAACTGGATAACGGACCTTATCAAACCAAATGACTGAACGAAAGGGCAAATATGCAAATTGAAACTTACGAGATAGAAGAAATCAAAGGTGATGCTGGCACGATGGCCGCCGATGCTGAGGCCGTAGAATTGGCGGCGCAATTGGGACTGGAGGGGCAACAGAAGCTTTCCGATCCCGAAACGCTGACACGCGCACCGTATCCAGCACTGACAGCGTTACAACGGCTCGTTTTCCAAACCCTGTTCCCGAGACATACGCCGGTGGAAAAATACTCCGAAGGCATTATCCCGCTTCGCGTGCTTCAGGTCGTGGCATACTGCCGCCAAAACCATCTCTACCGTTATATTCATGTTTGGCACCCCGAGCCGGGGAACGTTGACCCCGTGCTGATCGGGACGAATCGGGAAAACGAATACTCCAGTGGTGATGACTTCCTGCTTGCGCGGTGGGGTGAATCGTTGGAGGCATTTGAAAAGCTAATCGCAAAGGCCAAGGTAAAATGGCTGGCCTCGAGGCGGTTGGAAATCACGCGAGCGATTAAGGAGGCTAAGTCGGACCTCGAACTACTCCACGAACGCGCTGACGAAGCATTCGAAACGGGGCGCGGTGGACACTGCTACTACCAAGGAATCCGATGACCGAACCCCTCAAATGCACAATCGACGATTTGGCTGACGACATGCCGAACGTCTTCACGAATGCGAAAATTGTCGGCGATGGCATTGATTACGCCGAATATTCGAAGCAGTTTTTCATTCGCGGCCAGGCTGGCTATGTGATGAGCCGCACTGATCTCGTCGAATTCGATTTTTGCCCTGCTCGGTGGAAGAATGGATATCGGGACGAAGGCTCGTCGTTCACCGAGTGGGGTCAATTAATGGATTGCCTTGTCCTGACGCCTGACGAATTCACCAGCCGAGTGGCAGTCTGCCCGTCCAAATACATGGGATCCAAAGGCGAAGAGAAGCCATGGACCTTCCAGTCTCCGAGCTGCCGGAAATGGCGCGAGATATTCGAGGCAATGGGCAAACAGGTCGTCACCAGCGAAAAGGCGGAACAGGCCGACAAAGCGACCGAGATATTGCGCGAAGACGAAGACATTCTATTCATGCTCGAAAACAGCCTGCATCAGGTCTTCGTAACGGCTGAATATCGGGACGCTGAAACGGGAATCGTCGTGCCGGTCAAGGCGCTGATTGACATTGTGCCAACGCCCCAAAGACTTGGAATAGATTACGCAACAAACTCGGCGTTCCGTGACTCCCTCGCCGACTTCAAAACGTGCTCCAACGCCCATCCACGGTCATGGGCCAAACACGTCTTCGATTACGACCTCCACACGCAAGCCGCTCTATACCTCGATCTGTATAACGCCGCGACAGGCGAACAGCGCGACGAATTTCGGCACATCCTGCAGGAAAGCTTCAAACCGTGGCAAATCGGAAAGCGGATCCTATCGAATGAATTCGTTTCGCTTGGTCGTTCAAAATATCAGCGAATTCTAAAGAGCTACTGCCAGTGCCTGAAATCAAACAATTGGCCAGGGTATGACGAACCCGGCAGCCACGACGTTGTAATTGACGGCTGGAAGGTCACCGAACCGATCGACTGGATGTTGATGATATGAAAAATGCAAATAAGACAACAAATCTGATCCACGGTGCAAATCGCGTTGGACAGCGTTGGACAGAATATAAAATCTGGCTAAGCATGCCGGCCGAAACCCGTCGCGAAATCAAGGCGCCGACTCAGCCAGAAGTTTGCCAACCCATCAAACCGCATGACAACCAAACTGACAATCGGGCAGAGGGATGAATGAACGAACGCACCTTGATTTGTTCAGCGGCATCGGCGGGTTTGCCCTTGCCGCACAGTGGGCAGGATTCAGGACCGTTGCCTTCTGCGAACGAGAGCCATTCTGTCAAGCCGTGCTGCGAAAGCACTGGCCAGCAGTGCCCATCCACGATGACATCTGCAAGCTTGATGGGCGGCAATTCGCTGGAGTCGGACTACTCACAGGCGGATTTCCTTGCCAGCCTTTCAGTTGTGCCGGGAAGCGAAGAGGCAAGGAAGATGACCGCTACCTCTGGCCGGAAATGCTGCGCGTTATTAAAGAGTCAAGGCCCCATTGGATTGTTGGCGAAAACGTTGCTGGAATCATCAATCTGGAACTCGACAGTTGTCTTTCTGACTTGGAAGCTTCGGGCTACACTGTCCAAGCGTTTGTTATTCCAGCTTGCGCCGTCGATGCCAAGCATAGGCGAGACAGAGTTTGGATTGTCGGCTCGCGAACGGAATCCAGAAGACCACCTGTGGTCAACGCCATGTGCGAAGTCAGGCGGAACAACACGGAAGGACTTCGGAATATCACTAACAGAACAAGCACGACTGTTTCCGACTCCACGGGCGAACGACGCAGAGAAGCGGGGAAACATAGCGATCGATGTTCGGAACGGATTACTAGCCGCGGTCAAGATGTGGCCAACACCGAAAGCGATACTCAGGGGGGGATGCATGTCAGAAATGAAGCGTCGCAGTCCAGACCTGCATGCACTAGTGAAAATGTTTCCAACGCCGAATGCATCGGACAACAGGAACCGCGGCAGCCTAAACAATCCGTCTATCCAGAGGAGGATTGCGATAGGGAAGCAAATCGGACTGACAATGCAAGTCGGTGGCCAACTGAACCCGACGTGGGTCGAGTGGCTAATGGGATACCCAATCGGACACACCGAATTAGGGCACTCGGAAACGCAATCGTTCCGCAAGTCGCATATCAGATCATCCAATCCATCAACCAAATCGAAAGTGATGCACAATGAGCCAGTCGAGTAACCGCGATATTTTCCCAAGCGAATTGTTCAAAACAAGGTTGTGCGAGCTGTGTGGCGCATACTGCTCCAATGGGACGGCGCGGCGGAAAGGTCGGTTAATGGATCGCAAAAGGATTGGTGAGTATCCCTTGAGGACAGGTAACAATGCGTGTTAAAGTAACAGGATTAAAAAAGACAATAAAGCATCTCGTGATGTTCTCGGGGGGGCTTTGCTCGTGGCTCACTGCCAAGCGCGTGGTTAAGCGCAATGGACCTCAGGACGTGGCGCTACTGTTCGCGGATACCAAAATGGAGGACGAAGACCTTTACCGGTTTTTGGACGAAGCGGCGGCGAACGTCGGGGCACCGTTAATCAAGATCGCGGACGGGCGCACGCCATGGGGAGTCATGGAAGCCGAAAACCTCATTGCCAACTATCGGAGGGACCCCTGCTCACGAACACTCAAGCGCGAGCTATTAGACCGCTGGCGGGACGCCCATTGCACGCCGGAAGACACTACGGTTTACATTGGGTTAAACTGGGACGAAGAACATCGCCTCAAGCGCGTCCAGGCCCGCTGTAAGCCGTGGCGTTATGAAGCGCCGCTTATGGAAGCCCCCTTTGCCGACAAGCACCAGATGATGGAATTACTGAAGCGCGAAGGCATTACGGTTCCACGTCTCTACACCATGGGGTTTCCGCATAACAACTGCGGTGGGTTTTGCGTGAAAGCTGGACAAGCGCATTTTGCACACCTGCTAAAGACGATGCCCGAACGCTACGCCATGCACGAGGCTCAAGAGGAGGCTATGCGGTTTCAGGTCGGCAACCACTCCATAATGTGTGATCGTAGCGGCGGAAAAGCCCGTCCGCTCACCATGAAAGAGCTTCGGGAGAGGGTAGAAAAGCAACAGGTAGTTGACCTATTGGAATGGGGCGGCTGCGGTTGCGCAATCGAGTGAACCTATGAACACGAACAAACGCCAGTTCTTTAAGCTGCTTCGGAAAGCTGCAATCCCGTCCGACCCGCCATCAAAGCGAACATCGAAGAAACGGAAAACCGGTGGTTATACCGGTAAGCAAACTCGTTCACATAAGCCTGAAGATACTTCCCGCTAACGCTATGGTGTGTGCCGTCAATAGACCGCTTCAGTTGGGACCAGAACCCATCAATGGTGTTGGTGTGGCAGAGGCCGCGCACATACTCCTTGGCACCGTGATTGACATGCTGGTGCTTGAATCCGAAACCGGCCAAGTAGTTGTAGACCGGGAGTTCGTCGGTATGCACAGTCGAGCCGCGTTCAACGTTCTGGTTAATATTTCCAAACGCTTGGGCCGTGGTAATCGCGCCAACCACCTTGGCTCTTACCTTTCCGCCACGCTCCACGATACCAACAACGGGCGTCTTGCCAGCCACGCCACGGCCCCGCTTGCCGGGTCGGATGCCGCCGACATAGGTTTCGTCCGCCTCGACAGTGCCTTTAAGCTTGCCGGGGTCTTCGTCCATCAGCTTGCGGATTTGGTGAGCCATGCGCCAAGCGGTCTTGTAGGTAACACCCAGTTGACGCTCCAACTCTTTGGCCGCGACACCGTTGCGCGAAGTGGACATGAGGAAGATTGCAAAAAACCACGATTGCAGGCTCGTGCTGGACTTGTGGAAGATCGTCCCCGCTGTCGGATATACTTGGTGGCCACACCACGAGCAGGAGTATGCGCGGCGTTCCATGATTGGGTAGAAACAGTCCTTCTTTCCGCACTCAGCACAGGTGCCGCCGTCTGGCCAACGAACCTTAAACATATAATCGAGGCACGCCCGGTCATCGGGAAACTGACCGTTGAATTCTTTTAACGTGTAACGCATGAATGAAATCTTACAATAAAAACTACCTGTCGTCAAGGGATAATCACCAAAGGATTTGAAGGAAAGTGCCTAAAGTATTTCGCATACGGAATTGGGAAGAGCATTTCGAGAATCACGACTCTCGGAAACTGAGGTCGCTGGCGTGGTTGCCTGTTCCAAACAAGCACGACGGGCGAGGCTATCGTCGGGTAGTTGCGCTCCCTAATAGCGTGCAGGTGTTTTGCGGCTGGTGCCTGATTATTCAGGTGGCAAGCAAGATGCCTACGCGGGGAGTCCTGATCGACGAAGACGGCGCGCTTACGGCGTCTGACCTCAGCGCAAAGACCGGCTATCCAGAGGCAATCTTCACACAGGCGCTTCTAGCGTTGTGTCGACCCGATATTGCCTGGATGGAAGAGGTCGACTGGCCCCAAAACGGGGAATCTCCCGCAACCTCCCGGAACTTCCCGCCTGAAGGGAACAGAAGGGAAGGGAAGGGAACAGAAGGACAGGAAAAGAAGTGTAGTCGCGCTGATGCGCGACCGCCGTCAATCACTGACGCGCAATGGCTCGGGCTTTTGAAGGCTGACGCCACGTATGCGGGGATCGATATTGATCGCGAATACGGAAAAATGCTGCGTTGGTGCGAAGTGAACAATCGCAAACCCACGCGGCGCCGGTTCATGAACTGGCTCAACCGCGTAGAAAGGCCGATGAATGGAAGCGCAAACCGACAGCCAAACCACACAGATCCCGAGGCTTGGTAGGGGCTTGAAAACCGTGGGACAAATCCTGCATGAGCAAACCGCCGATGCCAGGTGCAAATGCGGGGCGGTCCTGCAGGTGCCCGAATGGCTGCTCGTGCACATGGAGCACGGCGCGCTCTGTGATTCGTGCGCTGATGCGGCCGCAGCGATAGACCAGGAGCGCGTTAAGCACGAGCGGCGCGAAAAGCGCGACGCCGAATGGCTTTCGTTTTGTCCCGACGATTACAGGGACACGATCGCTGAAAAATTGCCGCGGCCAGGGATGCTGAACAGGGTTTTGGCGTGGGTTTATGGCCGACGTGGGATCAACATCCATGGGGAAACCGGCCTTGGGAAATCCCGTTGCGCGTGGCTGCTTATGCGACGGGAATTCATGGCTGGCCGGCGAATGGACTTTGTTAACCAGTCGTCGGGTTACGATTACGCCGCGATGTATGACCGCCCGCAGGGCAAGCAGGACGTGGCGCTCTGGATCGCGAAGATGAGCACAATCCCGCTTTTGCTTATGGACGACGTTTTCAAGGTGAAGATGACTGACTCGTTCGAGCAGGCCGTATACACCATCGTTGCCGCCAGGTGCGAAAACCGATTGCCGATCATAATGACCAGCAATGACACAAAAGAGTCGCTGAAAGATCGAATGACCAGCGATCGCGGTGCCGCAATGGTCAGGCGACTGGCGGAAAACACGGAGCGAATCACATTCGTATGAGCGCCACACCCCAACAAATCCCTCCCGACGCACATCAGCGAATGATGCGAAACGAACAGCAAACGATCAAATGCCGGGAATGCCAAACGGTCTTCAAACTGACATTCGTCCGGCATGGCGACGATAAAACCGCGCGCGTTACATGCTGCCCATTTTGCGGAAAGGGGGCGGTGTGAAGCTGAAACAACTACAAGACGAACGGCACAGGCTAATAGTGGTCCTCCTGCGCCTCTGCACCAAGCTGGACGCGATTCACATGGACGAGAGCTACCCCAAGTACGCCGACGAGCTAGCGATAGCTTGGCTGCTTCTGGAGTCCTTCGGACATAAGCGTTTGGGATAAACGTAGACCTTTTGCCGCCTATGGCAACCTGTAGCAAAGTGAATCAAATGAAAACTGACGAAAGACCAAAATGAATAAACGATACAACCATCACAAATACACATGGACGAACCTATTTGGTTCGGTTCAGCACGACTGGCGATTCTCAGGGCTTAAAGGTGGATTGAATTTCCATGCTTCCGTTGGCCCCGGCCGTAATCCGTCTTGCGGTTTAGAGTTTCATTCAACCACGCCGCTTCGCGAGGACACCGCACCGGACCACCTGAATTGCCCGGTGACTGGGGGGCGATGCTGGCATGACGGCACCAGCCTTTACGCTACGGAACATTGCTGGCCAATCATCGAAAGCTATCTGCGGTCGGGGTCGCATGATTTGATTTTTAAATTCCTAGAGCACGAAGCCGACAGCCGATTCTATCCCAAACAGGATGACCCACCCGAAAGGCCAAACCATGAAGCGCAAGCAGATTCCTGTTTTGTGGTAGTGGGCTACCTTGAAAATGAGCGCAAAATTATTTAGGGAAAACGGCGAAGTCTCGGACTCGGACATCCACTATTCCCATGTGGGGCCAGGCCACGAGCGCGCCTACCTCAACCTGATCCCGCTAGCTGGGTATGCCGCGCGATCTCGGTTCAACGATTTCCCGTATTTCACCGGCCCGTTTCACATCTACAGTATGGGCGGCTGGAAGCCGGACAACCTGTACAAGTCGGTTGCCAGCGCCAAGGCTGCAATCCGCCGGCTGGTAAATTATTGGCTCTTCGAGACATCTCAGGCGTTGTCGTGGACTGCTCTTGAGACTGGAGTGCATTTCAGAGCGACGGCTAACGGCATCGAAGTAGGTAGTTACTATTTCTGCCCGGAGGAGACCGCGCGGCACCACAAGGGGTTCAGGGTTTATTTCGGAGGCACTTATTACACGACCGATTTCGAATCTCCTGATGAGGCGCGCGCTGCCGTGCAAGAAACTTTTTCGCGCTGGCTAGACCATGCCAAGCAATCGCTTTTATGAAGATTTCTCAAAGTAGCCCACTACCTGTTTTGTCACAATACATTTTGAGCAAACATAAATTATGCTAGACATAGAGCACCAAAACCAAATCGTCTGTGAGATTTCCGGCGCTTGCCACCGAATAGCTTGCGCGTTTGAGCAAATGGCCAGCGGGCCAATCACAGAGCTAGCCCAACTCCGCTCTCAGCTTCAGGCGGTGGAGAAGGAGAGGGATGAATTAAAAGGCCAATCGACGGCATACGCTCTGGTCGGGAGTCGCGCCGTCGTATAAGCACGATCAAGATGCTGCTGATGGTGATGGCGCCCGCGATCGCCTTGCCGGGGTGCGCGGCGGAGGTGTGGTTTCGGTGGCGGGGGAATCCGGAGCCGGATGTCCCATTTTGCGGGGTGGGGATCAATGAGCGGCGTGTTACTCTTTTGGGGTGTTTTGGTAACACGATAAATCTTGACTCCAACGTGCAAAACCCGCCCGAAATAGCATTTGATGCAAATCATTGGATTAGATAAAGCGTTGCGAAAAGTGACGAGCATTCAGCGACAGATCAGGTTTGCTGAGGCTCAGGCGTTGAACGATACCGCGAAGGATGTTCAGGGGTTCGAGGCTCAGAAGGAAATTCAAAAGCTCACGGTTCGGCGCCCATGGTGGAAGCCTGGGACACGATTTGGAATCAATATCAAGTTCGCGACGCGCGACAGGCTGGTATCGGTCATAGGTTCTCAAGCGGACTGGTTGCGCGAGCAGGAACAGGGAATAACCAAGCGGGCAACGTCCCATCGTTTATCTGTTCCCACTGTCCAGCACAAACCCAAGGCGTCGATCATGGCCAGGGGAAAGAAGCCTCGAGCAATGAGGGCAAGGCGTGACGTGTTCGTCGCGAAAGAAGCTGTGTGGCGCAGGGTGACAGCGGACCGGCTGCCGATCATACGACTGTTCTCGCTGGTCAAGTCAGCGGTTGTTAAAAAGTCAATCAAGTATGTAGATAACGGCGTTGCGGTGGCCATACGCACATTCAAGCCGAACTACGAGAAGCGATTGAAGCAGGCAATAGCGACAGCAAGATGAAGGCATGCGGCAGGGAGTTCAGGGAGTTCAGGCGGAAATGAAAGTTATTAACGTTACAACTGAATTACACTTTCGTTGTATGGCGCGCCCAGGCTCATACCAATACGATCCCAGGCTCATACCAATACGATCCAAGGAATCTCTTGCAACGGGCGCAGACGCGGGTGACGTGCCATCCCGTGCTTTTCGCATGAGAGGGCTGTCGGAACTTTCAAGACAATGAACTGGACAATTTCCAGCGCAGCAGCGGAATGGGGGGTTGAATACAACAGCCTTGCCAAGTGGCTTTCAAAGATGGGCTTGGAGGTCAAACGCGGTGAAAAATTCACGACTCGGCAGATCGACAGGGCCATACATGGGGACCCACTGGATGCCGAGCGCATTCGGGAGGTGCGCGCCAGGGCGGACCTGCTGGAAATGGAGCGATTGGAAAAAAAGCGCGTGCTCGTGAGCCTCGCTGAAGTTCAAAAAATGATTCGGGACGCTCACATACCAGTCCGGCAGCGGTTCATTGCCCTGCCGTCAGAGATGGCCAACCGCTGCAATCCGACAGACCCAAAACTTGCACGGGACGCATTGCAGCAATGGTCCGATTCTGCGATGGCGATGGTTCACACTGAGTTACCAGAACCCAAGGTGAAGTGACGACCGAGCATTACAACTTCATTGCGACCGCTCAGGCGGGTTGCTTCACCCCGCGTTACGCCGAACCCGCTTCACGGTTCTGCGAGCAATCCCTGCATTTTGACGAACCGAACAACCGCGGGCCGTTCACTCTTTTGGGTCGGGAATATGCGCGCGAGCCCATCGATTCCTTTACCGATGCCAGCGTGACCGACGGCGTCGGCGTGTTCGGAAGCCAGTCGGGCAAGACCGGGATAGTCATGGGCGGCGCGGCGTGCGTGATAAAGAACGAACCGTCCCGAATCTTTTGGGTAATGCCGACGCGCGATACAGTCCTGAAGTTCTCGCGAACCCGTTGGATGCCGATGCTTCGCGGTTCGCCGATAATGGCCGAGCTGATACCGACCGGCCGGCGGCGTCACGACTTTTCCAGCTTCGCACAGCAGATCGGCAGCAGCATCGTTGACATGGCCTGGTCAAACTCGCCGGCGATGTTGGCCAGCGTTCCGGCCCGAATGGTGATTCTTGACGAGTGCGACAAATTCAACGAGGGCGGTGCCAAAGAGGCCGACGCCGTCAATCTTTCCGAGCAGCGGACGAAGGCGTTTCCCGATCCGAAGCGTTACAAGTTCTCAACGCCGACGATTCTTGAGGGCGCCATCTGGCAGGAGCTTTTGAAATCCGACTTGCGGCGGCGATTCATGCCGTGCCCCCATTGCGGAAAGTTCGTCGTCTTCGCTTGGAGTGCGGCGTATACGATCCTGCCGAAGACTGGCCATGAGGCTTACGTCACGTGGGACAAGGAGGCGAAGCGCGGCGGCAACTGGGATTTGGACAGGGTTGAACGTTCGGCGCGCTATCAATGCTGGAATTGCGGCGGTCATATTCTGGACGGTCACAAGACGCTGATGGACAGAAACGGCGAGTGGCGGCCGACCCAGACCGGGCGGGCTGGTTACCGAGGCTGGCACCTGCCGAGCATGTATGCGCCATCGGTCGAAACGAACGTCGGCAAACTCGCCGTTAAATTTCTTCAGGCGAAGCATTCCCTTCTCGGCCTTCAGGGCTTCATCAATGGCGACCTCGCCGAGCCGTATCAATCGCAGGACACGCAGACGGAGCGAATCGAACTCATTACGACAAAGCTCGAAGTGACGGCCGAATGGCGAAAGCAACTGACGGTTGACTGCCAGCAGAAGGCGCCGCTTTTCTGGTTCGTTGTTCGAGCGTTCGACGAGCACGGCAACAGCGAAGGCATCGACGCCGGCCCGTTGGACTCATGGAAGGACGTCGAGGCGAACCAGGAATTTCACAAGGTAAAGGCGGTCGCGGTCGATTCCGGGTTTGGGGCCAGGTCAGAACACGACGTTTACTTTGAATGTGCGCGCCACAGCGAGACCGTCGAGCGGCCAGACCAGCGTCCGGTAATGGTTGGCTGGATCCCACTCAAGGGCATGCCAGGGCGAAAGCGTTGGATGGTCGATAAACAGTTAATGCCTTACGCCTTGCGTCCCATCGATCCGTTTTACGGCCGGTCCGGCGCGGGCCTGGTCGAAATGGCGCTTCTCGAATACAGCGGCGACTTTTTCAAAGACATCCTCGACAGCCTTCGAAAAGGCAAGGGCGGTTACAAGTGGACGGTCCTTGAGGCGGTCGCGACTGAGGAATACTGGCGACACCTGGACGCCGAGATCAAACAGCCGAGGTTCAACAAGATGACCGGCAAAACGGTTTACGAATGGCAGCCGCGGTCGAAGTGGTGGCCGAACCACCTGCTTGACTGCGAGGTTGCGCAAATCGTGCTGGCGACGTTTTTCGGAAGCTTTAAGGAGATTGCGAAATAATGGAAATAAGGTAGCGGATCGATGAAGATGAATCCAGATTTAGACCTTACCTATCGTCAAACGCAGGTCATGGGCTACATTGCCGATGGTCTGCTCGACAAGGAAATTGCCGACATTTTGCATATCAGCGTGAGGACCGTTAACAAGCATGTCTACCTTTTGCTGAAGGAGCTTGGGGCCAGGAACCGAGCGAACGCCGTCAAAATCTATTACTTAAAAATACCCACTACCAAACATTATTAGCCATGCCTAACATTCTCAGGCGTGGCAGTAAGAGCCAATGAGAAGAGGCTTTATGTAGAGCGCCAATACGAGCGACACACTTCAGGCGTATACGCAACTTTTCTGGCCGCACTTCAGGCCGCAGCTTTCCTGGTCGCCGACGCGAACAAGTCAGGAACACCGTCATCCATTACCGCTGGTGATCGATCTACCAGCTTCTCGAACTCCGATCACGGCAGCACGCCATCAGACATGGCCGACATGTGGGGCGAACTGCTCGACCTTTACGACATTTCGCTTGCCGCCCTGATTTCCAGCGGCATCGCTAGCCCGACCGACCTGCAAATCAAAACCGAAATGCTGGACCGCCTTCGACCTGTTCGAAGTGTCCGTAGTTCGTACGTGAATCTGAGGGCCGCATGAGACACGCACGCGCATTTATCGGGGCTCTCGGCGTCTGGATCATGGCGATGTTCGAGGGTGCGCGCTGGTCAATCACGCGCTCGAACATAGCACACTCGGTTCAGTCGGCGCGCTTCGAAATCAGCGCCAGTTCGCGCGGTGAGATCGTCCGACGTTCGCAATACTTCGAAGAAAATACGGACATCGTCAACCGGATGGCGGACCTGTTTGAGTGCTATACGGTTGGCTGCGGGCTTCAGCTCAACCCGTCAAGTTCGTCTCCGGAATGGAATAAGCGCGCGAAAGCGTGGCTTGATGATTGGTCTCAATACCCGGACATTTCCAGTCTTCAAAGCTTCGGAATTCTTCAGGGTCTCATGGCGCGCAAATGGTTCGTTGACGGCGAGCTTTTCATTGTGCTGGTCAACGGCGAGAGCAACAGGCCGCGCCTGCAACTCATCGAACAGCATTTGGTTTCGACACCCCCTCACCTGAAGGAGCAGGAGGGTAAAACGGTTATCGATGGTATCCAGATCGACCCGCGGGGACGCCCGATTGGCTACTACATCGCCGACGAGGATGAAAAAGGTAAGAAGATTTGGGGCAATCCGAAGCCAGCGACCATGGTTATTCACCTGTTCGAGCCAACGCGCCCAGGGCAATACCGCGGGCTGCCCTTCGTTTATCCGGTCATCAATACGATTCACGACCTCGATGACCTTCGGAACTTGGAAATGGGCAAGGCCAAGGACGCCGCGAAGACGACCAGCGTCATTAAGACTAAGGCCGGCGAAATGCCTTCACTCTCAGACATATACAAGCAGAAGTTGACTACGTCGGAAACCATCAGCACGGGCGGCACTGCGTCAGTGCAACGCGAAAAATACTATCAGGAAGTCGTCGGGCCCGAGGCCGTCGTCCTGCAACGCGGTGATGAGATGGACCAGCACAAGGCCGAATCGCCGTCGGCCGCGACTCAATGGTTCTGGCGCAATCTCAAAGAGGAAGCCTGTTCAGGAACGGGAATGCCTTATTGCCTCGTTTATCCCGAGACGATCCAAGGCACGGTTTACCGCGGTGAACTCGACGCTGCGGCCCTTTGGTTCTGCGTCCGGTCAACAGTAATTCAAGACGCTTTGCGGCGCATCTACCAGGCCCACGTAATGAAATGGGCCGTTCAGAACGTGCCGGAGCTCCGGAATGGAAAGCCCGCCGACTGGTATAAGGTAACCATCCGAGCCCCGCGCGCGCCGAACGTTGACGTAGGTCGAAATTCAGCCGCGATGCTCGCCGAGCTCGCCGTCGGAGCGACCAACTTTGAGCGCATCTACGCTCCGCTTGGCCTCGATTGGCGCGAAGAGATGGACAAGCTTAAGGAGCAACTCGAATACGCGCAAGACATCGGGCTTGTTGACCTGCTCGCAAAATTCACGGCCGCGCAGAAACCCGCCGCCGAGCCGCAGCGCAACGGCGAACCCCAAAAGAACGGATACCGGAACGGCGTTGCAATGGCCGCGTAGATTTATGCCTAAGTGGTTACAAATAATTAACAAGGCCGCCGAGAAGGTCACGCAGCTTCTCATTTACGACCAAATCGGGAAGGACTGGTTTTCCAATGATGGCGTTAGCGCCAAGGAGTTCGCTGAGACCTTGAAGGAAGTCCCCAAGGATCACGAGATCGAAGTTTTCATCAATTCCCCTGGCGGCAATGTGTGGGACGGCCTCGCGATTTACCACCAATTGCAGGCGCGCAAAGACAAGGTGACTGTCCGCGTGGACGGTATTGCCGCCTCAATCGCCTCTGTTATCGCTCTGGCTGGCAAGGAGCTTCAGATGCCGGCTAACTCGATGCTGATGGTTCATCAGGCGAGCGGCATCGTTATCGGAACCGCCGAAGATATGTCTGCGATGTCGGAAAAACTGAAGCAGCACGATCAGCTTATAGCGGACATCTACGCCAAAAAGACCGGCAAGAGCCGCGAAAAAATGATGGCGCTCATGGAGGCTGAAACCTTCATGAATGGCACTGAAGCAAAGCAACTAGGATTTGCGGACGTTGTGACTGATGAAGTCAAACTCGCCGCTTCGCTCAGTCGTGTGATTGGGCAACTACGACGAACCAAACCCGCCATCCAAAGTGGCGACAAAACCACCGATAAAAATATGAAAGCCAAACTGATTGCGCTTCTCGCAAAACTGGGCGTGAAGGTGGCGGACGACGCCACTGAGGAACAGCTTTTCGCTGATCTACAGACCGCCCTCGACAAGAAACCATCGGCCGAAATTATGGCCAGCATTGCCGCAGACGTTTCCGCCGTTCTGGCTGAAGCAAAGGCTGCCGCAGCGCAGGCGAAGCAGCAGGCCGCACATCCCGACTTTGCCGCCGTTCAGGCCAAGCTTGACGCGATGGAAAAGAAGGCCGAGGCCGAGCGCGTCCGCCGAATCACGGGCGACGTGAAGGCTCTGCTCGCCGAGCGGACTTACCTGGACGATAAAACGGTCCTGCCGCGCGCCATCGCCGACGAGAAATACGTTGAAGAGGTTCGCGCCATGCCGATCATCGCCGCAGGCCTCGAGCCCATTCGGGCCGGAGCCATCGACCGCGGAAATTCCTTCATCGAGGACTATCGGAAGATGAAGCCTGGAAAGGAGCGCAACGATTTCCGTGTTGCGAACCATGAGCAGCTTGTTCAGGCGAATCACCGCTATTCGCTACAGCCCCGCGCCGCGAACACCATCGCCTCGGCGCTTCTGCCTGATTACCTGGCTGACGCCCTCGTCGTGGTCGTGTGGAACCGCCTGGCGGCCCTTCGCGCGCATTCCCGAGACTTCGGCGTCAATCCGTTGGCCCCGAAAGCGACCGTTCAGGTCCGAAAGGCCACGACTGGTTCGGCCGCGCAGACCAACCCGACAAACTTCGAGACTGGCGACAGCACGCTTGCAGCGATCGCTGTGACCGTGAACCAGATTTCGAAGTCGTTCCAGATCACGAATCAGGAACGGAACAGCGGACACCGCTTGTCGCACCTTGCCCAAATCAATGCCCTGCTGTTCGCAGACGCCATCAGCGACGTTGTCACGGCCTTGATGATCGCCGCGAACTTCGGTGCTGCGACAGTGATCGGCGCCGCTGCCGCGTTTTCAACCTCCGGGTTGCCTGCGATTTTCGCGCTGGCAAAGAATTACATGATTCGAAACTTGATTCTGGACGGCGACTACATCGCTCGCCTGATTCCCGCCGACAAGTTCAAGTTTGATGTGAACTTTGGCGGCGCGTTCAGCGCCTTCGACGGCCTGTTCATGAACAACAAATGGACCGGTGGCGTTGCGAACCTCGTCGGCTTTGTTTGCGATCCGCGCGCCATTGCCGTCGCGTCCGGCCTGCCTGAAAGCGGGCCTCCGGGTGAATTCATCAGCCAGGGATCAGCCGTCAGCGACGACCTCGGATTGACCGTTCAGACCAATGAATGGTTCTCCCGTGGTGGCCGCGTGAATTGGGCGTCGTTTGACGTCATGTTCGGCGCCGCTGTCGGCGACGGAACCGCTGCCGAAAACCTCGTGAGCGCGTAAGCGATTATGAAAATCACGCTGGGTAAAAATTCAAAGGGGGAGTGGACTATTATCCATTCCCCCGACGCTCCGGTGTCAGACCATTTACAGGCGTTCGAAGAGGCCAACCTGAAGGCGCTTCCAAAGGGCGTCGTCGAGGTTTGGCAGGGTGACATAGAACGCTATCGGCACACCGTTGGGCCAAAGGGCGGGCTTTTGGAGCAAGAGGCCGCCAAGAAACGCGCCGAAGAGAAGGCCAAGATTCAGAATCGGCTCGACGAAGAGAACGCCGCCCGATTGGCGAGAGTGAATCCCGAGGCTGCCGCTGCTGAAATCGACCGCCTGAAGGGTAAGAAGCCTGCCGAACCCGCGAAGAAATGACCCAGGCGCAGGCAATCCTCGATCAAGGTTTTGCGGCTCACCTTGCCGTTCATGGTGAGCCCGCAACCTTTACGCCGTCGGGCGGACAGCCTGCGACCATCGACGTCATCTTCGACGAGCCTTCGGACATTGTCAACGAATACGGCAGCATAATCACCACGAAGCCCAAGGCGCGGACGTGGTCGGCCTCCGCCCCGATCCCGACCGCGACCCATGGTACGCTTTACCTTATCGACCGCGGCGAAACGTTCCACATTCAGCGAGCCGAGCCCGACGGCTTGGGTGTAACGATGATGTCTCTTACGCCGGAAACTCAGGCGCCATTACCGCCGAACGGTCTCTGCGTTCAACTGAATCTCGGCGCCGCGGAACTCGTATGGACTCGGCGCGCGACCAACAATTCAGCCGTCGAGGTCTGGTCCGATCCTGACGGCGATGGACTATTCGAATTACTGGCCACGTTGGCAGCCGGGGTGACGACCTACAGCGACCCCACGCCCGCGCGCGCGTATAAGGTTCGGAACACGAACAAGAGCGGAAATAGTCCATTCACTTACACATTCAACATGACGCAAATGGTCCTCGTCGATGAATTCGGTTCGCCGATCCTTGACGAATCAGGCCACCCAATACTTGCCACGCCATGAGAACGATTCTTTTTATGATTCTCAGTCTGGCCGCCTCGTGGGGCGCGAGCGTGACCAATCCGCCGGCCAGCATGGGGAACTATCCGCCGGCGGCTTTCACGTCCTCGAATGCGGTGCTTGGCGTAACTCAGGTCGGCTCCAATTTCCAGACCAGGCTTTTTTCCTTCGGTGTCGCAATCACAAACACTGGGCTCCATTCCGTGGTGGCTGGGGGTGGAACAAATCGCATTGAAAGTCCATGGAGCGTTATCGGCGGTGGGCGCAATAACCTTGGCTATGGTCCCGCCGACAGCAATGCCGTTTGGGTAATCGCGGGGGGAGAAGACAATACTATTGCCCTTGGCAACAACAAGCATGCCGTCATAAGTGGCGGGCAGCTCAACCTTTTGGTGAACTCACGTTACGGCACGATCTCCGGCGGATGGGTGAATAAATTGGGAAGCGAGTCGCATCTGATTGCGAGCAATGCGGTTATTGGTGGAGGATACAGCAATACGAACGAGGGCTTTGCGGCTTTCCTTGGAGGTGGATATAAAAACAGGCTTTACGACTTAGGAGCGAATGACGTTTCCGGGAATGTCCTGGTTGGCGGCGGGAACAATTACGCCAAGGGGTTCTATGTGTTTCTGGGCGGTGGCATTGGAAACGTCATCACGAACAACCAAGGAGACACACCATCCTATAGCGCAATCGTTTGCGGTCAGAACAACTACATGGCCGGGACGGTCAACTTCATCGGGACGGGGAACGGGAATGTTATCACGAACGGCACGGGTGGGTGTTTTATTGGCAACGGTGCGGCGACATTTGTCAATGCGTCGCGGGGCGGGGTGGTGGTGGGAAACGGCCATCAGATACTTGGGGACGATTCCTTTATTGGCGGTGGGACTTTAAATCAGGTGGGTCTTGGCGCGGAGCACGGCCAAATTATTGGTGGAATCAGGAATCGGGTCGACGATTTCGCAACCTTCGCCGGCATCGCTGGAAACCACGTCACGAACACCACTCCATCATCGTTCGAAATCGGCCAAAACAATTCAGCTAAGACGCGTTTTGACGCAAACGGATTTCGCACTCTCGGCGCCATGGCCGCAGCGGAAACCGCAGTAACGCTCACGGCGGACAATCAGAGCGTGAGCACATCGGCGCGCAGTTACATCCGATTGCAGAGCGACAACGGGACCGCCGGAAACCGAACTTTCGTTCTAACGCAGGGGAGCTATACGGGCCAACTGCTTGCAATCGAATGGGTTGGAACGAACGCCGGTGAACTTGTTGACGATTCAGCCCAATCCGTCGCGGGCAACCATCGGCTTTTGGCGACGTGGACGCCTACGCAATACGACACCCTTTCTTTGATTTTTAATGGAACCGATTGGATAGAGCGGGGCAGGAGCGCGAATTGATGATATGGCAGACACCATACGCCAGAAAATCGTTGACGCGCTGCTTGCCAGGCTCGCGACGATCAGGACTGCCGCCGGCTTCGAAACGAACATTGGCCGTTCGCTTTTCGAGTGGCGCGACTTGGAGGCCTCGCCCTTCGCGCCAGACGTTGAGCTCATCGCCGAATCAGACCTTTCGGCGCTCAACATCAAAGACAAGGCAGAGCCAGCAATCGACGCACTCGTGCAGGGCAGGCACGAGAAAGACCTTCAGTTCGAACTTGAAATTGGGACTAACAAAAAGACTGAGACTACCTCTGTCGCTTACTGGCTTCGAAAGATCATCGGCGACGTTGAAAAGTGTCTCGCCAATCACACTGCATGGATAACAACCGTCCACGTCCACAGCGTATCCGCCATCTCGGTCAACGAGATGGCTGTCATTCAGACTGGCGACGTGCTCGGTCAGGCGAAACTCGAATTCTCAATCCGTTACTCGAACCGTCGATTTGACCCTTATACGACAGCATGAAAATCACTTACAATGGCAGTCTGGCGGAAGGCAAGATTTTGGACCCATCGACCGGCGCCAGTTACAATTTCAAACGCGGTGAGGCCATCGAAGTCCCCGAAGCATTGGGCAAGATGACCCTGGTGAATCCCGATTGGAAAGAGAGCGGATCAAAGGAGAAAGGAAAGTAATTTATGGCCCAAGGCTACGGATACAACCTATACGCCGGGTTCGGCGAGGAAGTCACATTTGGAACAGGGGTCGCGGGAACGCGCTGGTTCGAAATCATTTCCGAGAACATCAAGTGCAAGGCTCGCCCTCGGCTGCCCGCGAAGGCCTTGGGATCACTCAGCGCAAAGCGAACGATCCGCGGCAAGACCGAAGGTGGCGGCTCGTTCCAGGCGGAAATGAGCTGGAACGGGTTCGAGCGGCTTTTTAAGCACAATTTCGGAGCGTCGTCGGTGGCGACGATTGGCGCGAATCCTTACACGCACACTTTCACGCTCAAGGCCGCGCTCGATACCGGACTGACGCTGCTCATTAACCGCGACGCCGTGGGTATCGGCGGCAGCGCAATGTTTCAATACCTTGGCGCCCACATTGCCAAGCTCAAGATTTCACAGCAGGAAAACGAACCGCTGATTATCGAGCCGACTTTCATTCTGCGCGACGTGGCCAACGTTGCCGTTCAGGCGCCGACCTATCCGACATGGGATCCAATCGAATACGGCTACATGACGATTGCCCGCATCGACCCCGACGGCGGCGCGACTGACATCAAGATCATTTCATTCAGTCTGGAAATCGACAACAAGCTCGAGGCCAAGCAATACCTGACGAGCCATCTTTCGCAGGGAGTCCATCGCGTTGACCGCCGATCGGTCATGTGGGAAGCCGAAATTGAGTTCGAAAATCTCACGGTCTACAACGCTTACAAGAATCAGGACGAACACGATTTCCGGTTCAAGTGGATGAAGGACAGCGGCATTGACACCGTGAACACGCTGCAAATCGACATGCCGAAATCCTACCTTGAAGAGGGCGAACCCGAAGTGAGCGCGGCCGGCCCCATCCGAATCTCACTCAAGGGAGTTGCGCAAATGAGCGCCGCCGACAATGACGAACTTGTCATCGTTCTGAAAAACACGACAGCAGGACCAATCTAAATGACTGTTGAACCAACCATTCCGCTGGGAACCATACTTCACGCCCTTGTGATAATCGCCGCCATGGCGGTTGGATGGGGGAGCCTTCGGGCGCAACTGAAGGAAATCACGCGCCGCTTGGGTTGCGCTGAAGAGGTCGTGGACGAGAACACCAAGGCGGGACAGAGCATTTCCGAGCGCCTGCGAAGCGTTGAGAAGGACGTTGAATGGATCAAGGGCGAACTAAATGACGGACGAAAATGAGCGAAGACACCAGTTTTATTTCGAAGCCCAATGGGTCGTCCATCTTCGGCGTTAGCGTGCGGGGTTGGCTGGCATTGTTGCTAACCGCGACCGTTTGCGCCATTTGCACGGCTCAAGGCGTATTCATTTCCCTTGGTTGGACATCAACGACAATCACCATTCCTGAGCCTCTTTACTCAGGGTTCATGACGGCCCTCGGATTCTACCTGGGGCAAGGGCTTAACAAGAAAACAGGCTAAAGTTTATCCCGGTCAGCAAATCAAAAAATGAAAGGACATATGAAATACCGACAAATGACCCTCCTGCTCGCCATTGGCCTGCTGCTGGTCGGCTGCTCGACCATGCGCCAAATCGCCGACACTGGTCGGAAGATTGCGGACACCATCGCGGACAATAAAGACGTGGTGTTCGATACCATCGACGGCGCAATCGGCGTCGGCGAAACCATCAAGACGAACGTCACGAGCGTCTTCAAAGGCAGTGGCACGAACACTGTCGCGGCTGCCAAATGAAATACCGCGACCGCACTCGTAAGACGGTCACCCTGCCCTCCGGCGCGGTGGCCGTTGTCGTAAGGCTGGCGCCGATTCATTTCATTGAGTTGGGCGACATCCCGATTGCCAGCCTAGGAGAAGACAGAAAAGACCCACGGGAAAAGACTGCCAGGTCTGTCGCACCGAACATCAAGTTTCAAAACTTGGTTATCAAAAACTGCGTGCTGTCGTTCGAGTATCAGGGCGAGAAATTCAAGCTGGTCGATAAGCCCATCGGATCAGAAGAAGACGGTGAGCTTTCCATTCACGAACTCGAACCTGCCGACGTTGAGGCAATTCAACGTGCGGTCTCATCGTTCGACGAGGGGAGGTTGCCCGAAAGGGCGAATACCTTTCCTGAAGGCTCGGAACCAGGTCGCACGACTCCACTTAATGGGGAAGGCTTACGGCATCCTGCCGACGCGGTTGATGTCGCTCCCGTGGGTTGAGTATTCGCTGGTCTGCCGAATCTTTGACATCGGTTGCGAGGAAGAACACAAGGCGCAAGAGCGGTCCATTGAACGGATAAAAAGCAAAGCAAAACACTGATGGCCAACCAGGTCGAAATCATTCTGAAGGGCACGGACCTCACGGGTCCGGCCTTCACGTCGTCGATCAGGCGCATGCGCGACGTCGGCCGCGCGGCTGCCGATATGTTCGGCGTGTTCGCCACCGGGGCAGCTATCGGCGCCGTGGGTTCTCTGGCCGCCCTCACAGCGCGTTCGATTCAGGCCGCCGACGAAATGGGCAAGCTCGCGCAAAAAGCTGGCCTGCCTGTCGAGCAATTCTCGCAACTGGCATTCGCCGCAAAACAAGCCGACGTTTCAAGCGAGGCACTCACCAAAGGATTCAAAGCCCTTGGTGAAGAAATGGTGCGACAGGGCCGCGGTGGTGAATCCCTGCTGCAACAGATTCTTGCCCAGGCCGATGTCTTCGCCAAGATGGAGGACGGCGCGGAGAAGACGACTCGCGCGGTGCAACTGTTCGGCAAGACCGGCCAAGACCTGATTCCCCTTCTGAATGAAGGCTCGGCCGCGATCCGCCGGCAAATGGAAGAGGCGGACAAGCTCGGCCAAACGATTTCCAGCGACTTTGCAAAGAATGCGGACGAGTTCGGCGACAACCTGAACAAGATCAAAGCGTCGTTTACAGGCCTCGGAAACGAGGTCGCAAAGGTCGTCCTCCCGGCGCTGACCAGCTTCACAAATTCAATCGCGGAATGGATCAAAGAAGGCCCGACGCTGATCGGCACGGCCGATGCCATCGGCCAGAAGTGGAAATGGTATAAGGGCCTGATCGATGACCTTACGGTGTCGATGCTTCAGCTCAACGCCATTTCCGAGACATGGATTTTCGGCGGCAAGGGCGCAGTCGGTGACATTGGCAAGAAGGTCCGCAGCGGTCTGGCCACAGAACGAACCGGCGGGATTACGCCGACCGATCTGCCGGGGGTTCGCGTTATTGGCCTCGATGGCTCAGGCGAAATGCAGGGGCCACCGATACCGCCCGCCGGTTCAACCTCAGCTATTAATCCTGGCGCCGTCGCGGCCGACCGAATCAAAACGATTGAGGCATGGGGCGCAGTTCACGCGAACACGCTGGCAAAGGCCTTGCAGATCGAGCAGGAATTTGAACTTGAAAAGCTGAACGGCAGCCAACGCGAGCGCGCCAGGATCGATGCTGATTTCCAAAACAAGATTGCGAAAATCCAGGAACTTGCCCTGACTGAAGAGGTAGCCCTAGAGATGTCATTGAGGGCTCAGGAAGCCTACCACGAGCAATTAAGGCGCTTTCAGCTTCAGACATTCGCCAACAACGTGGACACCGCCGCCCGTGGGTTCGGTGCGCTGGCTAATTTGGCGGGCGCATTCGGCCGAAAACAGTTCAAGCTTATGCAGGGCTTGCGAATCGGTGAAGCGATCATGCACGGAGCCGCGGGCATCATCCGAGTTTGGGCCGATCCCGGTTACCCTGCCGCGATTGCGCTTACTGCAATCATCGCCGCCGAAACCGCTGCCCAGGTCGCCACAATAGGTGCACAGAAGCCACCAGCGGCCCATGGTGGCCTTGATTTCGTGCCCGCCGAGACAACCTACCTGCTCGACCGCGGCGAGCGCGTCCTCAGCCCTCGCCAGAACAAAGATTTCACCGAGGCTATCGAATCTGGCGGCATGGGTGGCCCCATCCGTGTAATCGTGAATCTCAACGGCCAGCCGATCCTTGACGAAGTATCACGGGCCAGTCGCGACGGCCGTATTGAAATCCACGCGAGGGCGGTCAGATGAGGTTCTATTATATAAATCTCATCGACGCCAACGGGGTCATTTTCACCGCCTCGACGTATGACGTTAGCTACCCGGCTGACCTGCTGGCGAATGAACAGCGGTCCTACGGTTGGAAAACTGGAAACACCCAAGCGGCTGAAAACGTGGTCTTTGACCTCGGCAGCGCGCAGGCTGCGACCTCGATTATTCTGCTCGATCACGATTTGCTGAACGCCGACACAAACATCAAGATTGAGGCGAACACAACGAACTCATGGGGCGCGCCAGCATTCACTCAGGCTTTGACCTGGGTTGCTGGCACTATCGCCCAAGTGTTTGACTCGCAGTCGTATCGTTTCTGGCGCCTGTCATTCACCAAAGCATCGGCGGGTGTTCAACGCACAATCGGCCGGATGTTTCTCGGGACGTATTACACGACGACCGAGGGGCCGGCTGACATCGAAATCGACCATCAGGACTTGACGCAAAAGCAGCGGACGGAAGGCGGCCAAACGTGGGCCGACGCGCAGGCGGACTTTCGGTCATTCGGCTTGAACTTCAACGGCTTGGGCACGACGGAAAAGGAAGCCCTTGAGGCATTCGCGGCATCAGTCCAGACGCACAAATCGTTTTTCTTTCAGGTGGACGAGAACGCTGCCGTTGATCCCGGCAAGCTCGGCGAAAGGATTTACGCCAAACTGATTTCAAAGCCCAAGTTCAAAGACAACGGGTTCGGTTCTGACGGCGCGCTCGCGTGGGACACCAAGCTTGAGATGGAGGAACAACTTTGACGAATTTTCCCACATCAGTTGACGCACCGACAAACCCGACGGAATTCCAGCGGACGAACGAGACGGGTATCAAGCTTCACGAGCTGATTACAAACCTCAATGACGCGGTCGTCGCCATTGAGAATTACCTGCTGAATGGCGCTGTCGGCACTGGCACTGCGCGATTAAAGGACGGGTTCCTGTGGCTGAAGGACACAAGCGGCGGCGGGACACCCTGGCACAAAATCTACCTCGAACTGGATGGCTCTGATTGGGTTCCGGTAATCGACCAAGTGGGACAAGCATGAAAAAACTGATTCTCTGGATTCTTTTGCTGCCGATCATTGCTAACGCGCAGCGCACGCTTTTGGTCAATACCAACGACGGCACATTCTCAAACACGAACACGCTGTCATCGAACATCCTGGCCGGCGCGGGGATCAGCATTGTGAAGGGGGCAAAGGGTCAGTTGACGCTTTCCACTCCGGGCGGTTCGACGATCATTATACAAACGAACAGCACAGCGATTTCCACTCAGGCGGTCGTCAACTTCATTCAGGGCAGTAATATAGCCATCAAGGGCACGAACAACGCGGGTGCGGCGAAATTCGACATCGAAATCAATTCCACGGGCGCCGGGGACTCCGACGCAATTCACGATAACGTTGCGGGCGAAATCTCGGCTGTAACGTCAAAGGCTACGCCCATTGCCGCAGACTTCGCAATCATCGAGGACTCGGCGGCTGGTAACGCTAAAAAGTCAATCACCCTTGGAAGCCTCGAATCACTTCTTGAAGGCGTCATGGACCTGCAGGAAATGCAAGGCGCTGTCACTGACGCCCAGGTGCCGAACACTATCACAATCGACCTTGCGACCGTTGCCACCACGGCGAACGCGGGCGACAGCGCAACCGCCTTCTTTTCCTCCGGTGAGATCGAGGACGCGCGCCTGCCGGCGGCCATTACCAGGGACACTGAATGGGACACCGAGGCAGAAGTTCAGACGGCTTGGGGATCTGTAAACATTCTACTCGAAACCGAGATTGACGCTTCATCCGAACTGCGCGCGCTCATGGATGACGAGGTCGGGGCTGGAAACCTGATGTTCACCCGCGTCGGCGTGGTCCGCGAAGTCTGGATAGGCGCGGGGGCAATCACGCCGGCGACAACGAACGGCGCGGCACTGGGGACGAACACCGTCGGCGCCGACGACCTGACACTCGACGTTCTGGATTTCGACGACACGACCACTGAATACGGATGGTTTCAATGGTCGCCGCCTGATTCGTGGGACCATGGCACGGTAAAGGCGAAATTCATTTGGACCACTGTCAGCGGAACCGGCGGCGTTGTTTGGGGCATTGCCGGCGGCGCGGTCGCAGACGATGGAACCTTGAACGGTTCGATTTTGGGAACCGCGGTTACGGTCGCGGACACTCGGCTTGCGGATCATGACTTGCACCTGACGAGCGCGACGGCCGCCGTCACCGTCGGTGGAACCCCGACACTCGCCAAGCCTGTTTTCTGGCGAGTCCATCGATTGCCGTCAGATGGGTCAGACACGAAGACGGGGGATGCGCGCCTGATGGGGATAAAGATTCAATACACCGAAACCACGACCGAACCATCTGCCTGGTAAACTATGAAAGCGATTCTCACACTGATTCTTTTGGCAACATTCGCGCATGCCTCAAACGTGTTTATCTTCGAACCGGCATCATCACCGGTTCTTGGCCGAGGGGTCGTCTACCTGACATCGGTCCATACCGCCGATTTCCAAGGACTGCCGAACGCTCTTATCAATCCGGTTATGCCGGCGGCGTGGTCCAATGGCCTCTCGGTCCAATGGCTTCGAACGAATGGCGGCGGGACTGTCGTCGCAATGAACACATCGGAGAGCAACTCGATTGTTACCGCGCAGCTCGCCGCACTGGCGGCGCAAAAGGCTTTCGAAGAAGGCATGGCGAAGACAAACGCAATAAATGGTCTCGCGCTTATGAGCCTTGAAGCTCGCCTGATTCGCGCCGTGGCCGTCGTCACGATGAACGAGATAAACATCCTTCGCACAAACCCGACTGCGACCTTGAGCGCGCGGACGCTCACGCAGATGACCAACGCGATTCGAAACGAATTACAAGCGCAGCCCGACACGCAATGAGGCTACTGGTCTTCATTCTGTTTTTCGCAATCGCTGCCGAGGCATTGGCGCAGCCATTTCTTCCGCATCGGCGCGCGGCCTTCCGGCGATCTGCCACGGGTGGGGGAGATTGCACCGTGCCGGGATCACCTTTGCTGCACGAGACATATGAGGGAGCCGGATATTCAAATGGCGGGTGGACAGAGACTGGAACCGGGACGATTGACGAGGATTACACAACTTCTCCCGCCCCATTGGTCGGCAGCCAGTCCGTATACTTTGCGCCCACGTCTGGTGATTTCGTGTATAATTCTCACACGTTCACGTCTGGCGGGGATCGGTATGGACGAGCCAAAATCAATGTGGTTAACCTACCGTCTGGAACACATACAATATTTCAATTCGTCGGAACAGCGACTTTCGTTCAGGAGTTTAGGGTTTACCTGAAGTCATCGGGGAAGATTTCGGTCTCGAATGGCTCGGTCGAGAGTTCAGATACCACCGACGCAATTACTTCTGGAACGTATACTATTTGGTGGAGATTCTCAAAGGGATCGGGCGCAAATGGCGTTGGCCAAGTGGGATTCGCCAGCGATTGCACGCGACCAACATCCGGCACGAATTTCGCTTCTGTATCAAACGGGACATCAACCGCCGATGTGAACAACCTAGATCATGGTTGCTTTGGGTTTTCGGGAACGCCGCAGATCATAATGGACGAAGTGATTATTGACGACGTAGCAATCGACTAATGGTAAACGGCCACACATACGGCGCGAACGTCGGCTATCAATCCGAGGGCGATACTTTCTCCGGCACAGGTATTTTTCAGGCTCGCCGGCGAATCTCCGACGAGATGTCGAAACGCTTGCGCCTGCTGCCAAACGCGCACATCCCAACCTTGATAACCGTTACGGCTGGCATGTGGCTAAAGGGCGCGGTTGTGCATTCCGGCCGCGTCCATAAGTTCGAAGACCTCCCGCGATACGCCTCCGTGCAAGGCGTATACATGAACGGCGGCGAAACCAGTCTGACCGTAAAAACCCTGCTCGCAGACTGTGTTTCGACCGCCGGAACTTTCCATTATGATTCGGCCTCCCGCATCCTCTACGTTCACCCACCGACGCCGACGAGCCGGACAATTTTCGATGACACTTATCAAGCAAGGCTCACATTCCGTTTTTCGAAGGCGTCTAAAAACATCCGGGGCGTTCATTGGTCTGGTAAATTGGTTGCGGCGCCGAACCTGAGTTTGCGAATCGACCCGAAGTTCACGGGCGTCGGCCAGATCGGTGGCGGCACTCTCTCGCTTGCGAACGAAGACCACTTCTTTGACGACCTCGACGAAATGCAATGGGACGCCGGGACTGTCACCATGGAAATCGGGATAGATTACGCGGACGGCAGCGCGCCAATGGATGAGGCCGACTACCAAACGGTTGGCACCTGGCGCATTGAGTCAACCGACCGACAGGGCGAGAATTTTATCCTTGGGTTGCGCGAGCCAAAGACGACGCTGGAAAACAAAATCCCAAGGCGACAGTTCAGCAAAGTCGACTATCCGAATATTTCCGACGACATGGTCGGCAAGCCAATCCCGTGGGCGTGGGGCCGTCACTATGGCAAAAGCCCGATCCCGCTAGACAAGTCGGCCAGGCGCTTCAAGCTCGCGGACCATCCCATTCATTCAATCGAAGGCATTCGAAAACGGTCATCGGCTGGCTCTGGTGGTTGGCAGATCGTCAATTTCCAGACCGTCAATCTGACGCTCGCCGAGTTCACCCTGGCCGCTGGCGATTGGACCGACGAAGACCTTTCGGTGGATTTCCTCGGCCGCACTAACGCCGACGGTTCATTGATGGAAAATCCCGCCGACATTATGGCCGACCTTCTGGACTATTGCGGCGAGCGCCTTCTGGACTCCGAATCGTTCAATATCTCGCGCGCGTGGTATATCACTGGTGTAAACCGATTTAGTGAAGAGGTCGTATGGATGGCGCCTTGCATCTACCTGGACTCAGAACGAACAGGCCTCGACGTCGCCAGTGAAATAAACAGCATTGCGGGTTCTTTCCTGTTTGTCGGCCACGACGGCCGCTGGCGCTTCGGAGCATTCCGCCCGGTTCGTGAATCGGACCTTGACCCGATGGCCGGGACGATCATTCAGCAATTCACCGAGCGGGACATTATCCGCGACTCGATTTCGAAAAAGACAGACAGCGCCAAGCTTCATTCGAAGATCGTGGTCGAACACTCGCGCCGATCGGCTGAGGATTGGGCGCAGCGCGAGACCGCAGAAATACCGCGCAACGGATTCATTCACAATTTGCCACCCCAATTCGTCGAGACAAAAAGGGTTGGCCTCGGGAACGCAACGCATGCTAGATACTGGGGGCAGCGTTTCTTAACAACCGAAGCAGAACCTATGACGAAATATACATTCGCAATTCTCTGGACCGGCTTCTTTTTACTCCCTGGCGACAAGGTGAAGGTCGAGCATTCGCGCTTCCACCTGAACAGCGTGCTCGAAGTTCTCGAATGCAATTACAATTTTGGCAGCCCGCCGACGGTTCGAATCGTCGCGGGCGATAACCGAGGTTGGAAGGACACATTCGCGTTTCCCGTCAAAGATGGCGACACCGAGGTCAGGCCCACTATGGTGGACATGCTTCTTTGGCTCAGGCCTGAGAACCACATCTATTCTGCCGAGGGTGAATTCATGTTCGCTTGGCGGGATGCCAGCGGGCAGGAGCATCACACCACAGGTTCAAATGCCGATGGAACTTTGCGGATACCGACTTTTAAAAAGGCCGGTGCCAATGGTTACGACGTCGCCGCCTTCGTTGCCATTGAAGACGCGCAGAACAAAAACCGATGGTTTGCCATTCCTGATGGCGTGGGAACTCAGTTGATGGCGCCCGCCCAGGCGGACAGGCAGGGAGAACTATTCATCATTTTCAGGCCGGACAGCATCGCGCCGACCGTCAATCAAAACTCGTTGTTTACGTTCGGCGGTGGAAATACCGCCGTGCCTCATTCCGCAGGGGACATTCGGGAATCATTTGGACTGGTTACACCTGTGAGCGGCATCAGCGCCGCTGATCTTGTGTCGGGCCTGAATCTCTACAACGTCTCCCGACAAAGCGGAAACTTGACCGTCCGCGTGAACAATGTCACGGCCCACAACGCTGACCCCGCGCAGATCATTGTTTTCGGCAACGGTTCAATCGGTGGTTCGTTTGGAACTCTGACCTGGTATCAGGGCATCATCGCCGAGGCGATCCTTTACAAGCGCGTCCTGACGACCTCGGAGCGCGCCGCCGTGGTTCAATACCTTTCGGACAAATACGGATTGGGCCTCTTGGCCGTGGGGTCAACCGATTCATGGGATCCAAACTGGACAGACGCCGAGGTTGCGGAAGCTCGTCAGAACCGCGGCTATGTGGCCGACGGCGATAGTGAAATGGCGCACGCCGACGACGCAAGAAGCCACTGGGCGGGGCGCGTATGGTAATTTATGGCATGGACGAATATAACGAAGCTTAACATCGGTGAAGCAATCAAGAAGGCTTTCCTCGATGCGATCATCGATAATCTGACCCACCTTTTCGGCCTGGCCGGAGCGACCACGATTCAAGCTGGCGCCAATGGCTCTTTCGAGAACGACACCGACAATGACGGCTATCCCGACTCGTGGGTTTTCACGCCACTGACGAACGGCACCGGCGCCATTGATGCGACCGATTCATCGCACGGGGAAAAGTCCTTCAAGTTTGTCCGCACATCCGGCGGCGGAAATGGCGGCGGGACGCTTGAGTCAGACGATTATTTTGAGGTCACCGCGAGCAAGCGAATCGTTGCCGCCTGGATGATGAAGTCCTCGGCCGCGGGCGTTCGAATCAAAGTCGAGGTGCGATTCTTTACGGGCGCCCGAACGTTCATTTCGGCTGTTTCGATTTACGACAATCAGACGACCAATCCGACCGCCTGGACGCCAAAGACCGGTGAGGCCGATGCACCTTCGAATGCTTATTACGCCAAGCTGAAGATTACGGGCGGGGATACCGCGCCCGACGTCGCGGCGAACATCTGGTTTGACGAGGTTTCAATAACGCCCGCGGGCCGCGTCAATGGAAACATGGAAGTTTTCACGGCCAGCGGAACATGGAACTGCAAGGTTTCACGCGCGCTGATTCGCGTGTGGGGATCAGGTGGCGGTGGTGGTGGTGGTGATACTTCCGTGGGGCAGGCTGGCGGTGGTGGTGGTGGTGGTGGATCATACGCCGAAGCGTGGGTTGAATGCGTACCAGGGACCGCTTACAGCGTAACGATTGGCACGGGCGGTTCAGCCGGTGCTGCCGGTGGAGGGAACGGGGGCGCAGGCGCAACGTCGTCGGTTGGATCACTTATAAGTGCTGCCGGAGGCAATGGTGGCAACGGTGCAAGCGGTGCAACGAATGGGGCCGGTGCAAACGGGGGCGCTGCGGGTTCGGCAACATTCGCGCTTGCGGGCGGTCGTGGTGGTAACGGCTCGGGCTCAAGCTCGGCAGGCAACGTCGGGCAAGGTGGCAGTGGTGCTCACGCCCCTTGCGGCGGCCAAGGCGGACCCGCGAGCGAAAACAGTTCTTCCGGCCATAACGGAGCGGCGCCAGGCGGTGGAGGCTCAGGCGGACACGGCAGCGGCGGGGCTGGCGGTGCGGGAGCCGCCGGACGTGTCGTAATCTCATGGTAAAGACAAACTGGATTGCGCGGTCGGCTTACTCTTGTAGGCATACCAGAAGCCGCCGGAGTCCTGCGCACATAACCTGTTTCCTTCAGGCGTCGGGCGAGCACGCGCCGCAGAAGATTTTCGAGGGCTTGCCAAATCCGAAGTGGAAAGAAAGCTTACGGCCAGTCTGATTCTCGCGCTATCCGTTCTATCGATAAACGCTCAGATCGTCGAACGGTGCGAAGGTCAGATTTTACTCGCATGGACCAACGTCCCGCCGCGCGTCATCATTGAGGGTTCAACGAACCTGACCGAATCCGCGACGAACGCCACCAAATGGCGCGGAGTATTACGGGTTGAAAATCTCGAAGCGACAAGCTGGCAAACGTTTCAATTCACCGTTCAGCCGCAGCACGAGCAATACAAGTTTTGGCGATGGCGGTCGGTGCAACCGTGTAACTGAAGCCGACGTGTCAAAGATTATTGTTCCCGCCCTTTGGGATTTTTGAATAAGCGACAGTTAAATTCCTGACCCCAGCCCAATACAATTCTGAATACCGTAATTCGATTCTAGTCGGCGCCCGATTCCATGATCGGGTTCGATCACGTGAATCCACTTTGCCTGTTGCTGGCGAATTCTGCCGATTGTCCGTCTTTGTGTCCGGTTGACCGTATTTATCCGTCAGTTGGCGCTCAAGTTCCGTAAATTCAAAATCCGAAACTTTGGCAGAGCGGTCTGGCTTTAGAATGATTTCGGCCAGCATTTTTGACTCAGGATCAAATACAAAACTGGCGTTCCACGGCTTATTCTCCATGCGGATTTTTTCCCGACGATCCTCGGAAAACAGTTCGACCGTAACGTATATCGGCGCCGTGCCCGTCTTCCACTTTTCCGGTTTATCAAACTCTTTTATTTCCCCCTTGAACGCATCTCTGACTTCCTGTTCAGTCATTCCCAGCTTCGCCGCTTTCCATCCATCAACTCTTGATTCGGATGCATGGGCGAGTATCGGAATCGGAAGAAGCAAGGACAGTGCAATCGCTCTCATAAGGCCGTTTTCCCGCTGAAAAGGTGGCCCCGTCAACACCCAAATTAACCAACCGATTGCCAACCTGAAAACCCGCTTTCGATTCAAGCCAAATTCCGCGCCTAACACGCTTATGGCATTGTGGGGGTCAGGGGTTCGAATCCCCTCGGCTCCACCATCCTATAAACATTGGGTTTTATCAATGTTTGCGCGGGTTCGAGGCATGTTAGCCGACGATTCTACTTGCAGGATTCGTACAGGATTCGTACAGGATTCCACATAATAGATTCGCCAACAGATTGACAACGGTCAAAAAGATCAAAGTCCGGGGTAAAGAGCGATGGTGCCTTGATTTCGGCACGGTGAACGGTGAGCGGGGCCGCCGGCTGTTTTTCAAGACCGAGACTGAAGCTTGGAACGCCGCGCGCAAAGCGGATAAGGAAACGAAGGCCGCGGGCTCGTGGTGGGCGATGCGACCAACGGAAGAGAAGCAGGCCGCCGTATCGGTCTTTCGTGAAATGGTCCGTGATGGTGTCACCCCGTCGGAAGTCTGGAAGGTTTACAAATCGATTGAGGCGCCGCCCAAAGAGTCGATTCATCTGAAGGCCGCTATTTACGAAATGCTGATAGCCAAGCGCGCGGCTGGCCGGGATCCTCGGTACCTCGACGAGCTGGAAACTTATTTGCTGAAGTTCGCCAAAAACCGGGAAAAGCTTTCAATCGACCGGCTGACAAGCGGGCATCTCGAACACTGGTTCACCGAACGCAAGGAAGGTCAGACGACCAGGGCAAGCAACCTCGGGCGATTGTCGGCGCTGTTCGGGTTCTGTGTTCGCCGCGGTTACCTGATTCGCAATCCCTGCCAGGATGTCGAGCACGTTCAAATCGCGGGGAAGGCGCCCAAAGTTCTGACGGTCAACCAGGCGCGCGGGCTGATGGACCTTTGCGCGAAGAAAGCGAAGCCGATGCTGGCATATATGGCACTTGGCCTTTTCGCGGGCATCAGGCCAGAAGAGTTGAAAAAATTGAACTGGTCGAAAATTGATATGCGACGTGGCCGCGTGATGATCGACCACGATGTCGCGAAGGTTCGCCAATGGCGGATTGTCCAGCTTGAGGCGACGGCGAAAGCATGGCTGAAGCTTTGCGAACCAAAACACGGGCCGATTGCGCCGAAGGTAACCACGTTGCGCCGAATGCGTCGAGCGTTGCGCGACAAGCTTCAAATGGAATGGCCGCAGGACGTTTTGAGGCACACCGCGGCGAGTTATCTGCTGGCCAAGCATAAGGACGCCGGGAAGGTTGCGCTCATGCTCGGGAATTCGCCGCGGGTTCTTCTGACCAATTATCGCAACCTCGTTACGGACTGGCGGAAGTTTTGGGCGGTTCGACCTTAGATTTTTTTCCTCAGTTTCTCCCTTGCCAATCCCTCGCTCAACCGACGCCGGGCGCAGGCGCGTCGCCGAAACACACCGGCCCCTTTCGCCGATCATATTCCTCGCGAATGAGGGTGTGAAGAAAACCGGAAAAGTCGCCATCAAACGCGCGAAGCTCCATTAATCTATTCGCCAATTTGTGCACGGTGATCGATATGCTAATATTGATCCTTATGGCCTGTTCGGCTTTCTTTTTTCTTGGCCTCATGCAGCCATGCGCTTGGTCGGTTTCATGTCCGCATCCGTCCTGATGCGGTCTTGCACGTAATCACTGAGCCCACTGTAGCCGCCGTCTTTAATTAGCCGTTGGCTCGCATCAAAAAGGACCGGGGGCAGTGAAATGTTTATCCTGATTGCCGTTTCGTGCGCCCGCTTCCTGACAGACGGTTCCGGTGGTTTTTTCTTCATCTACACACTTATTACACACTTATTCACGGGCTAGTCAACAGTTTCTTAGGAAATCCATCAAAAGATTTTTAAAGATTTCTGTGGACATAACGAACACTTAATGTGTAATTATTACACAAGAATTGTGAAACACATGAAAGCAAAGAGGAAAGACAGGGTCGAAGAAGGCCGTAAACGCATCAATATCTGCCTGACTCCCGGGACTCATGAAAAGGGCAAGGAGTTGGCGACTGAGGATAACCGCGAGTTCTCCAATTGGCTGGAAGTGCTGATCGTTCGAGAAGCACAGCGCCGAGGGATCGCCAAAGCCGCCTAACCCTTCGTTGGCATGACCCGCCAGCGCAAAAAAATTTTGGCTGTTAATGGTAGGTCCGTCCCCCATGTAGGGGTAGCAAATGGCCCCACCTTCGACCTTGACGCCATGCTGACTCCCGAAGAGTGCGCCAAATGGCTGAGGATGAAGCCGAGGGAATTCGACGCCAAAGTGAATGAAGGCGTAATCCCCTGCGTTCGCATCAGCCGAAAAACGAGACGGTTTCATCCAAGGACGGTTTTGCAAAAGCTGAAATGACCTATGCCGACAACATTAATCAAACCAACTAAAAAACACGCGAGAAAGATCGTTGACCTTCTGGGCCATGGGCTATGCGGTGGCCTTGGCGATCCCGAGCCTGGAAAAATGTGCGTCGAGGCGATGGTGTGCTACGCCTTTGGCCTTCCCCATTCCGACAACCCGCCGTGCGTCGGTCCTGTCGTACGATCATTCAAGATTGCACTCAACGATTCGGATTGGTCCTCAAATAGAGCGCGTGCCAAAGGAATGGCCCGCATTGCCATCGCGCAACTTGGCAGCAATGAAATTGACCAGACTGTTTTCGTAAAAGAGTTGGCGCTGGCAATGATTCGAAAAATTGTTCCGATTGCTTTGCGTGCTGCTGCTGGAATGACTGGACTGCCTGCGGAGCATAAACCGAAACTGGAAGCGTGCGCGGTATCTTGTGAGGGCGTGGAAACGCTGGAC